ATATCCTATATTATTATGACTAGACTTTTTAAAATCTTGAACATGAAATGCTATTACTTTCATTATGCCCTCTTTGCTATGATCAGTGTACCAGTTACCTTAATATCTAAATCAATAGCAGATAACTCATCTTTTCCGTCAATTTTGACAACCTCATTAAACTCATGGTTTAATTTTATATAACAAGTTATAACACAATCTTCATTTGGTAACAGTCGTGGCTTTATACCAGTGATTTTCTTGCAAAAGTTACTCCTAGTTTTTTCCCCATCTTCCTTTATGGTTTGAGCAGTAACATCAATATTACTAACTACGTGACGATTATTGTTACTAATCCTATATTGTATAGTTTTACTCACATCTTCATAACAGTCTACATTATCTGAGATTTTCTCAATTTTGAGTGGTATTTTCATTATTCTTCAACCTCTACATTCACATCTGGTTTTCCCGCTTTTTTAATTGTATATTTTTTCCTTTTAACTTTTACTGAAGGCAAAGCCTTTGTAAATTTATCCCAATCTGCTTTACTCATACCTTTATTACTTAGTGAAGTTCCTGCACCTGAAGATGGTGATCCATCACCAAGTCCACCATCATCACTTGGTCTTGCTATTTTTGGCTCTCCATCAAATTTTTGTGCTTCACCTTCCTTTTTTGGATCACTTCCCTTTGATTTCTTTGGATCGTCAGCATTTCCACCTGTTCCACCTTCTCCACCACCCATCATCATAGCCTGTTTTTCAGGGTTTGGGAATTGGGATATTTGGATCTCATTCTCACCGTCAAAGGCAACATCAAAGCCCATACCATATAATTTAACAGTATTGTCGATCTTCTGACCTCTAACCTGTTCTTCTCTAAGTTCATCAATTTCCTCACTGGTTACTAGAGCAATTTTCCAGTCATATATCTCCAATATATCAGTGATTTCATCAAAGAAGTTCTCATTTAAGAATCGTTGAAACCATTTGATAGTTCTGTTTGTAAGTGTTACTTGAAGTGCCTCATTTCCTAATCCCGCTTTTGCCTGTTCACCGTAGAACAATGGCTGGACACCAAATACAGTCGATATAATTTGTCTTAGTTCTTTTCTTAATTCAGTAAATTCCATTTCCTTTAGATTTGGAGTCAAGTCGATATATTGAATTGCCTGACCTACATTCTCAGTATTAAGCAATATTGGTCTTGGCATATATGGATCTTGTCTAGCACCCTGTCTTTGTTTCTCCATAAATGCCTGTACTGACTCTGTACTCCTACTTCCCATAACCAAAAGTGATTTAGGTGGTCTGTCTTTGTCAAAATATTTCCACATATATTCATCTTGAAACATCAAGGACATTACTTTCTTCCATACACTTTGAATAGGGCTATTTCCATATAATACGTCTGGATAATATTTTCCCGGAACCCATACAATTTCTTTTTGTGAATAATACATCTTCTTTGGACTGGATAATGGCACACCATAAGGTACACTATTTGTTTCTAGGAAGGCGTTAAATGCCTCACAGCCACATTTAGGGCATACAGGGATCTCTAATACTGTTTCTCTATGTTCATATTGTGGGCATATATATCGTGGTTTACCATCTGCACCAACTCCCAAAACTGCTTCATCACTTGCAATTATGGAACATTGAATTGGGTGTATCCTAATAATTTCATCTAATTTTGATTTGTTAATATCCATAATTGCTCTCTTTGTAGCACCTGTTAATGGATCAGGTGTTTTAAGTGTCTCGATTGCCCACTTTCTTGATACAAGAATATAACAGCCGTCAATAATATCCAAGTCACGTTCTGCTTGTCTTGCAACTAGCTTAAGTGATTGCTGGTTGTTGTTTACTCGTTTTTTTAATAGAATTTGTAATATTTGTCTGTTTCTTGGATCTGGTTTTGCCCACTTTCTAGGGTTATCATTTCCACAAGCACCACATTTTAATTTCTCTTTTCCCTTATCCCCAATCTCTCTTAATGGAACAAAGTCTTTTAATGGTTTTTGTTCATATTCTTTTAAACATACTAAACATTTGTGTTCATACGCTGGTAATACCTCTAGTCCATTTCTGAACATTTCTCTTTGTATAGTCTCAATAACTGCCCTCAAATCACCTACATAATCTGCTAATTCAAAAACTCTGTTTGGAGCAACACGCCACATTGGTATCTTACTACCATCGGGAGTATCCATAAATGGGTATGGTGTACTTGCACGACTGTTAGCATGAAGATAACTCTCGTTATATGATTTCATAATTTCGTAGTGATCTTGAGATATGCGATTAAATTCCCCCTTTTCTACTACTTTGTATTTTCTAGGATCTAAATTATCCTTAATCCTTCCAAAGAATCCCATATCTTACTCAATCGGGTAATCGTATTTAAGTATATTCCTCTTCACACACGGGACATTCCCAAACAGGTTTGCCGTCATATAAGTAAGGTGTCTTTGATAAGGCACAATCACAGTAATCGCACTCATACATAGCTATTTAAATATATCTGCCTTATATATAGGTTGCTTTTAAGTGTTTTTTCTCTTTATATACTCCTTCCAAAAAATTTCATCATTTCTAATATATTTTACAAAAAGAATTGGTGCATTAATTCCCGGTCTCCATGATACCTGAATGAACTCAGGTTTACATATTTTAGCACCATATAACCAAGGACTAATTGTATAAACAGTGGGTGCTACTCGTAACATTTCACGTATTGCTCTTGCAGAATTAAATTTCCAAGAATTAACCCAAGGAAAATCAGCAAATGCAGCTTTAAACTGATTATCAGCAAATGGTAATTTTTCAGTAACATCACAAACTTTGTCTGGTTTTACTTCTTCTCTTATGTCAATATTAACTTCCCCAAAATGATCTTCATTACAACAACAGTGTAATAATGGATGTTCAGGTATGGTATATTCTATTTTACCGTTCTTTACACTTGTAGTATCAGCCACTAACCATTGAGTCATTCTATCTTCTCTTGTTTCTTTTTCTTTGCTTTCTCCGCTTTACGTTTCTTTTCTAGTTCTTCTGCAACTTCTCTATCAACTACTCCCGATTCAGATAAACCAAACATCACTTCTGTCCTTCCGTGTTTAGGACTGTCTACCATTATACCTATGCGATATACGCCTGATTTCTTGAAATATACCCTGTATGTTGATTTGTGAGCCAAAACAGTTCCCCCAACTGCTGTCACTGGATCTCCATAGAATATTCCCGGATTTATCATAACTTGATTTGTCCATATAACTGCAACTTTGTGATAATTAGCCATATTTGATGATAAAGTTAAAAATTCATCTAAATACTTTTGTCTTTCACTAAGCATACCCCTACCACTAAAGTCTTGTCTGAACAAACCTATCGCAGAATCAATTACTATCAATTTTATTGATTTATCCTTCTCTAACAGGTGTTCAACCTCTTGTAAGATTATATATTGATCTGCTGAATTATATACTTTTGCGTGGATTATATTTTCAAGTGCAGTTTCTTCTACATAGTTTAATGCCTTTGCTATTTGTCTAATTCTCTTTGTTTCAAATGTACCTTCAGTATCTATCCATATACATTTACCATCAAGTCCCCCTTCTGATACTGGTCTTTGTACTCTTACTGCCATTGTATGACAGAATTGAGTTTTGCCACAACCAAACTCCCCATATATTTCAGTTGTAGCACCACACTCAACTCCCCCAGTAAATAGCTTGTCCAAAGCATTTGTACCAGTAGAAATTTTTTCAATATCATCATCTTCCTTATCGGCTTCCAAGCCTGATTGAAAGTATGAAGTATCATTCATAGCCACTCTTGCCTTTCTGAACAATTCTATGGCTGATTCATTATCAATCCCTAACATTTCTGCTATTTTGGGTGGTGGAATTACAAATAATTGCTCTACTGTTGTAATACCATTAGAGCTGAATTTTTTAGCAACAATATCGCCAACTCCTTTGAGTTTAGTGATTTCCATTATTTTTTTAACTCCTTTATAAATTCTTTAGCACTATCATAAACTATCATTTTTTCATTTGGATGTTCTTTTTTATATTTTTCATAATCTTGAAACACTTTATGATTTCTATCACTAAAAGAACACCAATGAGGTTTATCTACATATTTTGTTTTATATCCCCAACTTAATGCAAAATTCCTTTGTGCATCATTTTGATTCATAGCATAATTGGCTCTCCATGCCTTGCAAATGTACCATTCATACCATGCTGGTTTCTCCTTTAATTCCATAAGTTTTAATAATAGTCTGTGTTATAAAAAGGTATGGCTGAAGGAACAGTTTATATCATAAAAGACGATTTTATTGTTGATCAGTGGGATATGGAATTTGCTGAAGCTATACATCAGTATTTTGGTCAATATAATCCAAGAGGGGTTTACTATATTGCTGGAAAGGGTGTTAAGATTCCTTATCAGAAGAAGAATCAGGCTTTGAAGGATGTTCGCCCACAATCGGATCATCAAGAGTAATTTTCTTGATTTGATCGATAACTTCTTGTTTTGAAAGTTTTTTATTGTCTAAGACCTTTTTTATATCTTCCTGTACTTTATATATCACTTTGGTAATATTCAAATATTTTTGAGAAAGTTCTGCAAATGCACTTGTGGCTACATATAGTGCTCTTGATAAGTCTTTATGTGATAAATCTCTTATTCTTATATTAATTACTCCCGCAGATTGATTCCTAATTAGTGAATATGATATTTTTTTAAGTTTTTTTAACTCAGCTCTTACGCTAGGTGGCATTTGAACCATGTATATTGTAAAACAATCTTATATAAAAATGTACGGTATGTATGAACATGATCATATAATCATATAAATATGAGTATGATCATAAAAATTGAATAATATGATCATATAATAAAAACTATACCACCGATTAATAAAACTTTGCCTTATATAAGCCTTATGACTATATTTGGGGTTATATATGCTCATGTATGAACATATCAACACTAAGTTTAAATCTTCCAACGATTATTGACTTGTATGGTTAAGGTTAGAAATGCCAAATTTAAGAGATTTAGGTTTAAATTACACAAAGGTAGGAAGATAGCATTTGATTGATACTATACGCAGATTATCAGATATGTTCCCTGATGAGGATTTTCTATTTGAAATGAGTGACTGGATACATGATTTTGAGATACTATCTGTTGAAAATGGTGCTACTTATGGAATATGTTACCCCGAATCTCGTAAAACAAGAACATATTTAGCAAAACATGAATCTGTGGAAGATATTTGTCGTACTTCACAACACGAACCTCTCCATTCTATTCTAGTAGACTATCAATTTATGAGTGAAGAGCCATTTGACATGGATATTGAAGAAGAACACAAGGTTATTCAAAAAATTTCTTGGATTGCAAACGAACAGGTGTTTGATGTCGGGTATTTTTCACTATATAAAGGACAGGAGATCAAACCAAAGATAAGAGAAGAGGAATATAAGACATTAATGAGAAAATATAACCGTCAATCTGATAATCTTGAAGATTGTAACGAATAATTACCTAAAAATTGCGTAAATAGCTACAAGTATTGGTGTTACACCGAAAAATATGGCAACTTTTTGAGTTCTTGACAACTTTCTTGTCTTTTCTAGTGCTTCACCAACTGCAATATGGGAATTATAGGCAGATTGTAGATTAGAAACATCTTCTTTGATTTCATCTATCTTTTCAAAGACAGTTGCAAAATTTTGATTCGTTTGCCGATAAAATTCATCTGGTGATACCATAAATATACATATTATTTGGTATATTTAAGTTTAACAGAAATTATCTAATAATCTTTCACAGGCTAAGGCTCTATAATCATATATATCGTCTTTTTCTTTTGTTAATGCCAAGTTTTCTTTACAAATCTTTCTCCACTGTGCTTCGTGAGGATCTGATTTCTTCTCTTCCATATTTACAATTCCCATACCTTTATATCTTCCCTCATATTATTAAATGTTATGGAACTTTATACTAATGTATTTGTTAGAGAATGTGTAAAACTACGAGAACTGGTTGAGGAAAAATATGGAGTGTTAATGGATATTCCTAATAGAGAAAATAACAAAATAGCCTATGTGCTTCTAAGACTACTAGATGAGAGTAAGAAATGAGTCATAGAAACGGAAAACCTAAACCTCATGCTAGAAAAAGAACTATAAAACGGTGGGAAGAGAGAAAGAAATGATTTGTGAAGTTTGTTATACAGACTTGGATGATTGTCCTCATAGAATAGTTGGATATAAAGGATTATGTGAAGATTGTTTTAAAGATTTTAAAAAGGCGAAGAAAAGGAAATGAGGCAGAAATTACATGATGCAATAGAAAATCTACACGTATGCTTAGAAGATGCTATTATGGAATTAGATGAGAAAGATTCATTTATTCCATTAGATGAATTAGAAGATGCTTGGAATGAATTTCATACACTTGCACAAAAAGAATATGAAAAACGAGAGGGAACATAAATGAAAGTATTAGAGGGTAAAGATAAGTTAATATATGAAACATTTATGAAGATGATTAAATTTGAGAAGATTAAATTGAAGAAAGAAAGACAACCAAAATGGTTTGAGGGAATGTAATGGGTAAATATTGTCCCGCTTGTGGATCTGGATCTGAAAAATATGAAGAGAAAGAATGGGATGAAGATCCAATACATCTTGTAAGTGTCCAGATACTCTGTCCTAGTTGTGGTTATGGCTGGAATTGTGTAGGAACAAAAAAGATTAAATAGTAGTATATATTCGTATATATATGGCAAATACAACCATAGAAAGAGGACTGAAAAGACTATTAGGATTATGTCCTGAAATCACATTAGATCCAAGAGCAATTCAACTTATTATTGATGGTAAAACTAGTCAAGTAATTTCTGAACATAAAGGTAATTGGGTAGAACCAGTACCAGAAGATGAACAAAGAGATGATCAAGAAGATGACCATGAGTGCGATGATACTTGTGAAATTCATGGAGAAAATACAGATGTAGAATCAGCATCCGCTACTGAAAATATTTCTTTTACAGATGATGGAACAGGCGATGAAAAATCCTTTGCAGAATACTTTGACGGTAAAAACGAGTAACTTTCTTTAAATACTACAATTACAAAGCAAGATCATGTCGTATGTAGAATTGAACATAGGTGATCTCAAGCGTATGCTTAGTATCTTATCCGACTATTTTGGAGATAAGAAAATGACTAAGGATGATATAACTCTAAAGCAGAAGCTAGAAGTCATGCACACAGCAGAAATAGAGTGGACAGAAGAAGAGTAACCCTTTTATTTACATTTCTTTATTTATAATTATGAAGTACGTTAATGAAAAAGGTGAAGCTATATCTGGTTTTTATAATTTAAATAAAGAAATGATAGAAATAAACAAAAAACGTGGAAAAACTTGCATGAATCCTGAATGTTTTGGTCTATCTTTCTTAAAAGATGGTGAACGACCTCAAACATATTTAGGGAAAGTTTGTTGGAACTGTAAGAGTGCTAACTTTTTAAAGGATAACGGTAAAGAGTAGGCGTGAACATAAGAGAGTCAGAATCTAAGAGTTCATGTGTGTTGGGTTGTAAACGATTCAATATTTTTCCCTGTATATTATAACGTCTGAGATTATATCAGCGTTATATTATATAGGCGTTATATAAGTGTTACCAATAACTTCCTTTGTCAGAACAATCAAGTTCTGCTCCACAATTTCTACATTGTAAATGACATGGTTGTATATATGTCATAATTGTATCACATCTAGGACACAATTCTACTTGTGCAGACATAAACTTTATAAGTTATCATCATATATAAATTATTCGTTTTTTGTAATCTTTATATGAGCCTAGCACATAACAGTTTTATTATGCCTTGTCCAAACTGTAAAGATGGTGGAATCGTAACAAACATGGGTGGTTGTCACTCTTGTTTACAATGTGGTTGGAGTGCTTGTCCTTCAAGCTAAACACTTATATCTAAACTCCCCTTTTTATTTATGATGCAAAAATGACAGATTCATGTATGTTCTGCGGAACTGAACCGATAGATCCTGAAGGCTGGTTTGTTAAAGCTAATGGACTGGAAGTTATATGCCCTTGGTGTATTAACGATTTAGAAAATTTACTCGTATTAAGTAAAAAAAATGGTCATGGGGACATTAATTGATATGAATGATGATAATAAAGTAATTTTGTTTTGTCTTGTATTAGCATTAGCAGTTTTTGGATTAGCTTACATTGAAGCTTATGGAGCTGATGGAGTAGAACTATTTATACATAATCTTTGCTTTGATATGTTTGAACTTGATCGTGTTGTAACCTCTATAAATTCAGATGTATTAAACTGCCAACAGGCATTATTACTACAAGAAATTAGGGATATATTATTAGACAAAACAGATGATACAACTCTAAAACCAGTTGATAATACTTTGTAAAATCAAAGAGTAAATTTATATACGCCTGACAGGTGAAGTTAATATGCTTAACAAATGTCCCACTTGCGACCAGTTTATACAGGATCATAGGTACGATTTACTAGTACAGATAGCAGAATCTTGTGAACGATTGCGAGAGTTTGATAATGTGGAAAGGGATATATATCCATTATATGTTCAGGACAATGCACAACAATACCTCTTGGCTATGGTACAGTTACATGATTTAACGCTTGAAGAACAAAAGTTTATTAAACAGTATTAGTCTTATATAACTACCATGAGTTAATGAAAACTAGAGTACCTTATGACGATTCTAGAGGAAAGAGAACCGTCAAAAGAAATCGCCTCTATGTACGAAGAAAACAACGTGGTCACTCTCACGCTTTATACGACAAGAAAAACACAAGGGGTATCATGGTTACACGCTGTAAAGTGTGTAAACACCACTTTTTTTTAAACACTTATATTAGAGTGTTTACGAGATATATTATGCCTGAT